CGCGGAAAGCCATGATCGGGACTCCTTGGTGATGGGGGTGGTGTGATTAGCGGCGAGCGAACGACACGAACCGAGTGGTCGAGCCGGTGCCCGTCACGTCGTCGACCACCCGGAGGTATCGACGGACAGTGGTGCCAGCGGCGACCTCGACACGTTCCGAGGTGACGCCGGTGTAGGTGGCGAAGGTGACCAACGTGGCCCAGCCGGTCGAACCGTCGACGCTGTGCTCGATGCGGCAGGCGTTGTTGGTCAGGCCGGAGAACGCCGTGACATGGATGTGCGCCACGCCGCCGTTGGCTGTGGCGGCGGTCTGGTCGCGTGCGGTGCCGCTGGTGTCGACGGTGATGGCGGTGAAGTTCTCGACCACCAGGCCGACGTCGAAGTTGCCGGTCGACTGGAACGCCGCCGAGCACGTCACCAGATCCGACACCGACGATGCGCCGGTGAAGTTGCCGAGGTGAGCGTTCACCATCACGGCCACTTCGCCGACAGCGAAACCATCAGGGCACAAGGTCAGCGGGTACGGCCCGGTCGCCTTCTGCGCCGTCAGAGCCTGGTACTGCAGCGCCGTGGTGCCGACGGTGTCGAACAGCATGTCGAGCGACCCGGACGACTCATCCTGTCCGACGATGAACGTCTTGGCGGTGTCGGTCAGCACCGTCGTATCGAGCGCAGCGGTCTGCGCTGTCAGCGAGTAGCCCTTGGTGTAGCCGGAAGCGTTGAGCAGCCCGACGGCGACCCTGCTGGCCTGAGCGGTCTTCATTGCCATTAGAACACGACCTCCACGTCGAGCGGCACGGCTAGGTAGTTCGACTCACCCTGCGACGACGCCGTGACTTCGCCGATGCGGATGACCTGCACGTAGTCGATGTCGACGCTCGACCAGTTGGCGTCGTCTTGGATCGCTGCCACGATCGACCCGGCGCCGCTCAGTTCGCAGTAGTCGTCGAGCAGTATCTGCGCCGTGCGCTCGTTGGTGCGGTCGGCGTAGATCGTGACGGTGAACTGGAAGGCGGCCCTGTTCGACGTGAACACCAGCCGAGGGTCGAACTCCCGACGGGTGATGATGGCGATAGGGGCGGTGAATGTGTCCTGCCACATCGGCGCCGAGCGGAGCCCGGTCACGGCGATGGCGTCGGCGAGCGCCGAGCGCACCTCTTGCACCGTCGGCATCAGCCGACCCTCGGCTTGCAGTACGGCTCAAGGAGCGCCGCTGCGATCGGGTTGATCGTGCGACCGACCCGCAGTGCGGCGCCGGCGTTGGCGAACTCGGTCACACCGAACACAGCGTCCGCCGACTTGAACAACATGGCCGACTGCACCAGGCACGCCTTCTTCACGTCGTCGGGGATCGCTGGCCAGCCGAACCGAGCCGTGACGCGCACGCCAGGTCGGCCCGACTGCGACATCGGGAAGTTGCCGTTGATCGCATCGACCAACACGATCTCGTCGTACGGCAATACCGGCACATGGTCGGCGGCGTTGAGCGGCCGCAGGATGAAGTCGGTCGAGATGGTCAGCGTCGTCTCGAACACGCCGTCGTCATCGTCGTCGACCTGGACGACCAGCCCGGTCACGGTGGAGATGTCGTTGACCTCGCAGCGTCGGTGGTCGTTGGCGTAGAACTCGCGAGTGTGCGTGCCCGCTTCGCGCCAGAAGAATCGGCCGCAGTGGGCGTCGATCTGGCGGGACGCTGCAGCGATGGCCACCTCGAGCCGAGTGTCGTCCTCGGTGTCCAGCAGCACCGGGATGCGCAGCTCTGGCTTCAGTTCGGCGAGGGTGCAGTACCCGTTGGTGATGGCCATGTCACTCCTCAGGAACTCGGATCACGGCGAACCCCCAGCAGTCAGGGAAGTTGTGCCACTGCCAACCGGTTTCGGCGATGAACTCGGTGACCGCCTTCTTCACCGGGTACAGCGGCCGGGGCGGTGCGCCTTCGGGCGTCGGCAGCTCGGTGTCGTGCAGACAGATCACGCCACCGGGACGCACCAGCCAGCGGTAGATCGCCAACTCCTGCACCGTGTGGTCGTACAGGTGACTTGTGTCGATGAACACGATGTCGGCCGGGTCGAGCGCCGCCACCAGTGCTGGGTCGGTGTCGTCGCCCTGGATGTGGGTCCAGTTGTCGTGCGCACCGATGGCCGGTGCTGCGTCTAGGTCGACCGACGTGAGCCGACCACCGGTGCGCTGCAATGCGTGCAGCCAGGCGATCGTCGACACGCCCGACCGGGAACCGAGCTCAAGCACATGCTGGGCGTCGAGTTGTTCGACAAGTTGCACCATCCGAGGAAGGTGCAGGTAGATGTCCGATGGCGTCTTGCACGCCTCGGCGTACTGCAGGTCAAGCAGGTTCATCGCTTCCACCACCAGACAGACGTGCCGATCTCCACCTGGACATCGACCGGGCGAAGGTGCCGGGCGATGCCCTGACGGACCGGCGGGTGCATGACGTCGTCACCGCAAATGATCCCGCCCTCGGCAAGCCAGGGCAGCACGGCGGCGATGTTGTCGGCCACCTCGACTTCGGTGTGTTCGGCGTCGATGAACACGAACGCCAGCGGCGAAGTCTTGTCAGCGAAGAACTCTCGCCAGCCCACCCGGTGAGCGATCACATTGCCGTCAGTGAACTCGTCGACGTTGCGTTGCCACTGGGCGAACACGTCACGCTCGGCGGCGAGGGTGCTGCTGATCTCGCCGGGCGAACCGGCCCAGGTATCGACGGCGTGGAGCGGGCGAGGGTTGATCGCTTTGGCCAGTGCGCACGTCGAGCGACCAGTCCACGATCCGACCTCGACCATCAAGCCGGGAACGTCGGCGACGCTGCGCGCCAGGTCGGCGACCGCCCGCTGCGACGCCTCGCTGAACCATTCCTCGCCGAACGGGTCGACCCTCATCGGGGCCGATACCACGACGCCGGGGCGTGGCCCTCCACGATCCATCTTGGCCAGGTGTCATCGACGTCGACCGGCGTCATCTTCGTGCCGTCGACGTGGATGCCGTCACGGTAGAACGTGTCGCGCTCAAGGCCGTCTCGGATCTGATCCTCAACCTCAGGATGGCAGAAACTGCCGACCTTGCGGACTGCGGCCTCAGGTCCACCGAGCCAAGACAGGTGCCAGCCGGCGTCCTGCAGGTGTGGCGGGCACAGTGCCGTCATCCGCACGTCACGCATGTAGGAGAATCGGCGCGCCTCGGGGAACTTGGCGAGGTGGCCGACCGTGGCGGCGACGGTGCCGTACCACGGGTGCGGGTACAGCCAGTCGACGGCCCAGAAGTGCCCTCGCTGACCGAACGACCAGAACCCCTGCGGGCGACAGTTGCGAGCATGCAGCGCCCTCGGGATCTCGTCGACGTCGGACTGCAGGATCACGTCGTGATCGCTCAGGTCGAGCCGTGCGAGCCCTCGGCCGATGAACTCGCGCTGTGCGTGCTCTCGCGCCCAGGGGTCGTTGTCCTGCGCCTTGCTCGGCATCTCGCCCTCGTCGACGACGACGTGGACGATCTTGTCTGCCCACGGGGCGAACCGTTCGGCGTGCTCGGCGTACCACAGCGGCTTGGCGTGATCCTGATGATCCCGTGTGGCTTCGACGAGCACGAAGGCGTCAACCGAGTCGTACAGCTCGACCAGGCGGCATTCGAGGATGTCGTGCTCGTTGTTGAACGGGAAGGCGTCGATGACCTTCGGGCGGGTCACTTGCGGCCCGCCTTGTAGCCAGCGATGATCGGCACTCGGCTCATCCACGTCTTGCGGTCGGCCTCGCTGGCGTCGACTGCCGCCATGTAGATCGGGTCGGCCTCGCGTGCGGACTCGTTGCCGTCGTAGCCGGGGTGGTGGTGAATCACCCGGCAGTCGTGAGCGTGGCCGTAGACGCCTCGCGCCTTGGCGAGCTCAATGACTTCCTTGTCGGAGTACCAGTGGCGGTACGCCTCGGAGATGACCACGCCGGGGCCGTCAAGGGTGGAGCCCTCGTCGTCGATGTAGCTGCGCCGGATTAGGAAGTGATCGGCGTGCGATCCGTTGGCGACCGCCGGGTTGCGGACCCGGCCAACCTCGGAGTCGTTGGTGCCGACCACGTCGAAGCGGTCGGTGAGTGATTGTGCGGCCTCGAACCATCCAGGTGTGAACTCGCAATCGTCGCCGACGACGAGCACCCAGTCGGCGTCGCCCTTGGCGTACTGCTCGTTGACGTTCTGCGCGTACGTCTTGCCTTCCTCGCCGACGACGAGACGCACCGTCGCCGGTGCCGTTGCCCACAGCGACGACTCGAATCGCTTGCGATTCGCCTCACGCATCAGCGGCACGATCACGTCGCACCGCTCCATCGGCGGCTTGTCAGCGGCCGGTGGCTGCGGCTCGAGGTTGGCGAGCAGCGGCTGCCAGTACGACGACCAAACCTTCTCGACGTCGTACTTGGCAGCGAAGCCGATGCTGAGTTCGGCGATCTGCGCCAGGTCAGCCTTGTACGCCTGGCAGAGCTTGTGGTACACGTCGATGGTCGAGGCGCACAGGTAGCTCGCCGACTGCGGTGCGTCCCATTCCAACTGCCCGGTGACAGACCAGCCGTAGCCGACCAGTTCGCTCTGCGCCGAGAACTCCGAGGCGATGACGGGCGTGCCGCACGCCTGCGCCTCGATCATCGGCACGCAGAACCCCTCGCCCCGGCTCGG